AAAAATACTCCCAAAGTTTCCCTTGGGAGTATTTATATTATATCTTGGTTTATAAGTCAACCAAAATAGTATATTTTTCACATAAGATTATTGACCACAACGCGGCGGTAATAGACATTGGTATTGAATGCCAGGGCACCAGAACCAACTGTCAGACCTTGTGCGAATGGATTGGCTACCATGCCATAACGTGTCTTGAAACCAATCTTTGGCTGGAAGCTAGATTGATCGACAGCACGAACCATTTGCAGAGGAACATATGGGCAATAGAAGAGACCAGCATCGAATGCTGAAGAACCCTTATAGCCAACTGTCAGATAGTTACCACCAACGGCATATGGATCGATATAAACACGCAGGCGACCATTCAGAACACCAGCGAAAGTATTGCCGGTATCGTCTACTTGCAGATTGTTTGAGTTCAGAGCAGGAGCATAATCGAGAACACCAGCCATTTGCAGAGCGGAAGCTACGTCCGAAGAGCAAATAACGATGTTACCCTTGCCACGACGGGTTTGCTTAGCAATTTGGTTTGCTTCGCGTTCCAGCTGGAACATAAGACCCTTGAACTTTTCTACAGACCAACGACCGTTTGAATCGGTGTCAAGATCGAATACACCAGCGGTTGTTGTATTGTCTTGTGCACCGGCAACGGCAGTGATGTTGATTGTGCGAACAACTTCACGGTTGATTTCAGCCAGAATTTCAGCAGACAGAATATTTGCCAGCTCGGTTTCTGCATCGAGACCATGAATTGCCTTCAGGTCTTGTGCCAATTCCATTGTATATTCAGCCTTAAGGGCACGTGACTTAGCTGTTACAGTTACCTTCTCGATTGAGAAGCCCATTTGAGCAAATGCTGAACTTGCATCGTCGCCCAATACTTCGGCTTGTGCTGTTGACATAGCTGAACCTGTGTTATAGGTATTGCTATCTGTCATTGCAGAAGTATTCGATTCGCCAGGAATTGTACCAACAAACTTCTGACCAAATGTATTGGCGCCAGTTGTTACTGAAGAGAAAGTTGTATCTACTTCATTGTAGAATGTTTCACCGCCAGCCTTTGTGTTACCAATAGCAGATGTATTGCCAAGGGCAGCTGTATTGCCATAACGTGAACGCATAGCAAAAATCAGACCGGTTGGACCTGTCATTGGTTGTGTGCCAGCAATGTCATATGCAATCAGATTTGGCATTGCACGACGAACCAAGCTGATCAATACTGGATCGAATGTATCGATTGGACCAGCGCCGGCTGTTGAGCTAGAAGCACCCATACCATTGAATGCACCAAGGGAAGATGTTTCTGTCAATGTTTGATATTGACCGTGTGCTGTTGCTTCGCGCAAAGCCTTCTCGGTATTTTCAAGGACAACGGCAGTTACTGATCTGCGGTGTGCATCCTTGATTGCTGGAAGATCGGCATGCTCAAGAATTGGACCCCACTTCTTTTGAACTTCTTCTTGTAAAAACATTAGTTTTTCCTTTCTTTTAAGGTTATACTTATTTATAAATTATTACTTTTTAACTGTTCTAGAAATCGCCTGAACATAACGATTGACACTTGGATCAACAGGAATTGTTTTCATTTCAGTTTCATCTGTTTCAAATGTTTCTTCAACGATTGAATTCGATTGTGTTACAGTCGAAGCAAAATAAGATTCTTTAATTGTTTCCAATTTTGCCTTGAATGTTTCTGTATTTCCATCAAAAGCAATACCTTCGGCTAAAGAAACAAATTTTTCAGCCTGAGATACTGTCAATCCTTCTGACAAATCGTCGATCAGCATAGTCTTTTCCGCTTCTGTTATAACATTTTTCAGTTCGGTATTCTCGCTGATAGTTTCATTGAGAGCTTCTTCTAATCTCTCAATTTTTTGAGACATGGTTTCAATTACATCGACCTTATCTTCTGGAACATCGATATAATGTTCAGCAAATAGACCCTTCAAACCGTCGATAAATTCACCCATGATTTCATTACGAAGCGCTGATTCTATGGCAACTTCATTTTCTTTCATCCAATTTTCAACAACATAATCGAGATATGTGTTGAGATTCTTTTCTACGGATTCCAAAATCTGTGCAGTTTCATCTTCCAATTTCGATTCATATTCTTCTTCTATTCTTGAAATCTCTGCCATAGCGCGAACATTTACTGCGGCTTCAAATAGAGTTGTTGCCTTGTCCTTGAATTCTTCTGAAAGTTCTTGACCAACAAACATTTCCTCTACATCTTCCTTCATCGATTCGCGAGAGGCAAGAGGATTATTTTTATGATCGAGCTTTGGCATAGGATCATTGGCAGATGCACCACCTTTACCAACAGCATGCGACGCTTTCATATCCAACGAATCTTCATTGCTCTTTTCATTGGCATGACCAGGAAGATGCGAGGCTTCCTTACCAATAAGAGCCATAGCATCGTCATACCACTTTACCAAATCGTCCTTGCTCATTGCATGCATTGCGCCAATCATGGAAGCAATGTGCGAATGCTTTGACTTTGGATCGTCGCCAGCAGGACGTGAATCTGGATGAAGAGTTGCCATAGCAATCGAATCTTCGTTTACAACACTCTCTGTTCTTTTCTTAGGCATTAGAGACTTCTCCTTATTATTTCTATTATTTATATAATTATTGTTTTTGACGATATTTTATGCATAAAGTTTTCAAAAATACCAAGCTTGGTTCTCTCGATATCGTCCATGGACAATTCCTTAAGGATTTTCTTTGTCTAATACAATTTTTCTTGATACCAAGTATCTTTTAAAGCATCATAAACCCAATCTACATTTTCCATAACACCCTTTACAAATGCTTCTGGCGCAGATGGATCAGCTACTATATCTGCGGCTGTTGCTAAATGAAAATCTGGTTGAACTACCATAACTCCATCGTCATCAGGTTTCAAGGAACCCATACCACGAGACGATACACCGAGAGATGCGCCTGATTTCAATAATCCCTTTGCAATATTACCCATTGGAGTATCGGTAAGTTTAGCTTTGCCAATGAAATTGTTTCCATCTTGTTTTAAATGCGTTATAAGATGCGATACTCTATCGAGATTTATTTGCGGACCAGACGGATGGCCAAGTTCACCATATCCTCTATTATGCTTGATATGAGAATCGTTGTATTTATTTACTGCGGATTCTAAAACGGGCAATCTATAAATTCTACCGTTTCTATTAGGTGTTTCTGCCTGCATAAAGATACCATGAATATAATGATCTCTGGTGCCATCTTCTTTGGCTTCAGAAATATATTCGATATCTTCAAATCTTTCTGTGATAAGTTTCATTTTAGATTCCTGACAATGCTATCCATGAATTTGGATAATAAAAATATATTCTAGAATTTGCAGCGCCGTCAGTTCTTATATACATAGAACCCGTTACTGGTATTCCTGATGTTGAAGAAGATACACCAGTAACATGATTTGTTGCAGGTGCACCAGTTCCAAAAGCTATAGTTGGTGATGATGTATTGCTTCCTACAGCAAAACTGTTATTTGAAACAGAAGCAACTGCTGGCAATTGAACCGAAGCTTTTACAGACATATATTAAACTCCA